CCACCGTTGGCCATCGGCACACCAGGAGGTATGTCATACATTAAACACTCTCTAGCTGTAGCTGATGTTGTGTTCAACAAGTAAGTCCAAATTTCTCCTGAATCAGTCATTATAGCCAAAATCTTATGCCCAATCTCTTTAGTCATTTTCTCTTCCTTGAATCTCTCAATGACTTCTTGTGAAAATCCAAACCATTGCATAAGGAGGCTGAAGAATTCAACAGCCCAACCTTGAGTACTCTGATCTTGTCCTTTCAAATCATTCATAGCAAATCGTTCACCTCGAGAAAAATGGCTGGAAACCCACTCAGAGAACTCTTCAGGCGTCTTCCTGGCATAGAAAAACCAATAATCAGGCTTGTTTCTTAGCAACATCTCAAGAAGATAAATTCCTTTAGGCCCCCATTCAAACAGGTATTTGTCGGAATGTATCATAATCGGCTGCAAAGGTTTAGCTTCAGAGAATTGACGGTCTTTCAACTTCCATTGGGTTTTAGCAGTAAGAAGAATGCCATAATCTGGATCAGCGCGATTCAAACTGCCCTTTTTCTCTGCAAAAGATCTGTCACCGCGTCTTTCCTGGAAAGCGATTTCACACTTGTCGTAAAATTCACTATCGAACCTAAAAGGAACATCCCAATTCATGTACCTTCTAAAAGCATGCCAACAGGCTGCGCCGAAATCTCTTTGATCGTGCAAATTTTTGACATTGCTAGCATAAGAAGTAAATTTTATCCTTTGTCGCATGGCGGCTAAGAAAGATACATTGTCTGTATGTTTCTGCATTAAACCCCAATTTGAAATAGTAGGGTTGTAATAAAAGGGATTCTCTTCTAAATGCTTGTTGTTCAAGACCAGGTTAACTACTTTCCACCTTTTCTTTCGATTAGGTCCAGGTGTCTCATCGAACATTTGTCTCATTTTCTGCACATAATCTTTGCGCAACTGTGGAATGTCAGGCAATTGATCGGATCTTTCGCCATTTACTACAAGTTCGGCATCCATGCGTTCCAGATGTTGATTGTAATATTCAACAAAACCTTCCTTCAAAGCGGGTGGTAGTTTTGTGGGCAACTTGGCCTCAACGTGTTCAAGTTCAGGCGGCCTATACTCCTCTGCCACATAATCAGGCAAAGTGTTGATATAAACTTTAAAAGCTGCACTACCCTCATAAGCCTCTTCATTTGGGTCCAATCGAGCGCCAACCCTTTTAGCATCTGGGTCGATGTGGTCAACCAAATCAGAATAATGCTGAAATGCTAACATGAAAGTGCCATTCACGACTTTCTCGGGCGGGCCGGCTAAAACCAATTTCATGCTTCTTGGGAAACTGGTTGTAATTTCGCGAATGTTGACAGTATGCTCATACTCAATTCGAACGCGTTCTCCCGGCGTGTACTTTTTCCGATAATAAGCCAACTCTTTGAACACGGCGTGTTCCGCCTCCATGACTTCGCTACGACCATTATAGCGCCACTTCTGAACGAACAGTATAAAACGACTTCTTGTCATAGCTGTGTAAATCAACCTGGCATTTGAGCCTCGAAGCACGGCATCATTGACCTCAATAATGGCCAACTCCACACTCAAACCTTGTGAGCCAGCGAAAGAATTACTTTCTGCGTCACGCAATTGTTGAGCCCAGACAGTATCATAATGAGCAGCGTAAAATTCATGACGCTGTTCCCATAAGGTTAACAGGGTGCTGTCTTCAAGCCAAGGCCAATACTTTTGAATATCTTGCCATTGCATGGGCATCACCTCAGAGAAAGCCCACCCTCCATCTTTT